CCGGCGATGTAGTCACCGTCGCCGGGGTAAATGCCACATTTAACGGATCACGCACCGTATACGCAACACCCGAATATCTTTTTACGGGTGTTAGCGACGAAGGCGATTTAGAGTACGACTACAACCAGCCCATTCCGTACCAAATCATTTACGCACTAACGGCCGACAACGTAGAACGCAGCGCAACTACCGGCACCGTAGCTAATGATCTCGTCGCGTGTACTTGGATTACCGCTACCGATATTGAGGATTGGCTAGGCATCGGCACAGCGACCGCAGGCGACGCGGCTTTTTTAACCGTGTGCGCAGCTGCCGCTAACGAATTTTGTTTTACTCGTAGAAAAATCGCCGGGTATCAGGATTTATTAACGCCAGCACCCAACGGGGCCGTAAAACTTGGGACAACCCAATACGGCGGCGCGCTATACCGCCAGCGCGGCGGGCTACAAGATATGGCTACTTTTGACGGCTACGGCGTCGCCAGCACCAACGGCCTTAACGGCACGATTAAACAACTATTGGGTATTGACCGCCCAACGCTCGCCTAATGCCCGTAGTCGCCTTTACAGACTTGTTTAACGAGTGTTTAGATGACCTTGCCGCCAAGCTGGCAACTATCTCGGGCTTACAAGTAGTAACCGACCCGCGCAACCTTGTCCCGCCTTGCGTGTTTATCGACGCACCTACATTTCAGGCCTACAACGGCAACATAGTTAAAATGAGCTTTCCGGTGCGGTGCATCACGCTAGGCCCCGGCAACCTAGACGCCCAACGGTCGTTAATGAACATTGCCGCCAAAGTATTAAACGCATCGGTAGGTGTCACCGATGGACGCCCCACTATGGCTATTATCGGGGGCGTAGAGCTACCCGCCTATGATCTAAATATAAACATTCAGGCACAAACAAGTTAGGCACAAAATGTACGTAATTCTTTCAGAACGTCTAGGCACCGTAGGGGCAAAATTCGACCCCGACGACAAACGATACGCGGGCGCAAATATTGACGCTTTAGTAGCTGGCGGTTTCATCGGCCAAAGTTCCACCACTAAGGCCGCTAAATCTGCTAAAACAGAGACAGACACCGACACAGAAACCGATACAAAGGACTAAACCCCATGGCTACCAGCACACTTTTAAGCAACCCACACGTACTAATTAACTCGGTCGATATGTCCGACCAATGCACCGCGGCTAATTTCTCTATCGACTACGCGCAGCTTACCGCTACAGCTTTTGGCGATGTCGATAACAAATACGTAAAAGGCCTCGGCGATCACTCGGTCACGCTTTCGTTTTACGGATCGTTTGCAGCTACCGAAACATGGGCAACGCTTAACGGCCTTGTAGGCACAACTACTACGATTATCGTGTCCCCACAAGCGCCAACAACGCCGGGCACATATTCGGCTACCAATCCCGGTATGACACTTACCGGTACATTTCTTGCGTCGTTGCCAGTCAATTTTGCGCTAGGCGAGCTAAACACTATGGACGTAGTTTTTACTGGCGGCGTCTACACTCTCGACATTTCCTAATCTAAACACCTAACAAAGGCCCGACATGAATATAACAATTCGAGTAACCCGTAACGACGGCGTATACGAAGTACACACTAATTTAATGGTAGTGGTGCTATGGGAACGCAAATACAAAATGCGCGCCAGCGACCTAGCAAACGGCGTAGCAATGGAACACCTAGCGTACATGGCATACGAAGCATCAAAAATGGCTAATATCGTGGTACCGGTTTCATTCGACCAATTCATTAAAGAGTGCGCCGCGCTGGAAGTTGTAGATAGTGAAAACCCAAACCCTACAGAGTCGGCAGCTACCGCCGACAACTAGCCGAACTACTGGTAGCGGTTCACTTTTGGCCACCGTCGATAGATTTCGACGCAGCCGATTTAGCAACCGTAGTAGATGTTCTAAACACACAAGCCCGAGAGCGAGAGCGCGCTAATGCCCGTCGCCGCTAGCGCTCAAGTATTCGGCATACAGCAAACTTTGGCCGAACTAAACAAATTTGACCCTACGTTTAGACGCCAAATCACTACCGATATTCAGGCTGGCGCGGGCCGTATGGTCGTACAGTCGGCGCGGTCAATGATCCCAACCGATTACCCACTATCGGGTATGGCTCGAGGCTCAATGATTAAAGGCCGTAATGAAACTATCTACAGGATTAAAAACGTTACAGCCGGTGTAAAAACCGTTGTAGGTAAACGCGCCAGCCGTGAACGTACCGTAACGTTTAACCGCCCACTAATTATGGACGGCCGACGCATAAACAACGCCTACACACAAACCATAGATTTTAAGGCTCGCCCCTATGCGCTGCTGGTCGCTCAACAGACAGACGCCGCCGCCGCTTTATGGGATCACGCCGGTATCCGTGAAGGCTCGCAATTTGTGACAAACCTTATAACCGAAGGCGAAGGCCCTAATGCTCGAGCGTCCCGGTCACTTACCCCGGGCGTTGTAGCCGTTATGCCAGCCGTACAAAGCGAACTATCCAAAATAATCGACCGGGTATCTGTCAAAATGAACAAAGCTCTACAGATTGAATACAAATAATGGCACTATCTATACCCATTCTCTCGAGCCTAGATACTAAGGGTTTCGATAAGGCCGCCCGTGAATTTAAGGCGCTTGACACAAATTCGGCCCGCGCGGGTTTTGCGCTTAAAAAAGCGTTTTTACCAGCTGCCGCCGCGCTAGGTGCGCTAGGCGTTGCCGCTTTTGGGGCCGCTAAATTGGCCAGCGACTTTAACGAGGAAGCAAGCAAAAGCGAGGTAATTTTTGGCGATGCGTCTACCGCCATTATGGAATTTTCCAAAACGGCCGCAACGTCGTTAGGGCAATCACAAACCGAAGCGTTAAAAGCCGCCGGAACATTTGGCGTACTAGGTCAAGCAGCAGGACTAACCGGCACCGATCTAAGCAACATGGCTGTAAAGTTCACGACCCTAGCCACCGACCTAGCATCATTTAACAACACAAGCCCCGAAGATGCCGTATTAGCTTTAGGCGCTGGCCTACGTGGCGAAGCCGAACCGTTACGCCGTTTCGGTATTTTGCTAGACGACGCCGCACTACGCACAAAGGCATTAGAGCTAGGCCTAGTCAAATCCACTAAAGACGCATTAGATCCACAAACTAAAAGTCTTGCCGCGCAGGCGATTATTCTTGAGCAAACAAACTTACAGCAGGGCGACTTTGCCCGGACAGCAGACGGCGCAGCTAACAAGCAACGCATTTTAACGGCCCAAATTAAAGACGCTAAAACCAACATCGGTAAAGGGTTTTTACCAGTTATGGCTATTGCCGTTGGTTTGCTATCCAAGTTTGCAGAATTTGCTAGCGACAACGCGCCGCTAATCGTAACTATGGGCGTAGTTATCGGCGGCCTAGCCGCTGCCATTGTTTTAGTTAATGGCGTTATGGCTGGCTTTAGCGCTATTGCAGCAATCACCACAGCGGCCAACATTGCACTAGCCACCTCATTTACAGCCGTACAAGTAGCTACGGTAATTGGTATCGGTACAGCCATTGCCGGGGCCGCGACCCTAGCCATATTGGCGAAGAAAATTAGCGGAACTGTCAAGGCAAACACAGACAGCACTAGCGCCACAAAGACAGCAGCAACAGCCCAAGCCGAATACGAAAAAATGCTTAAAGGCTTAGGCGTCACAACAGACGACAACACCACCAAAACAGACAAAAACACCGAAGCAACTAAAAAAGCCGACGCCGCTAAAAAGAAACTAGCCGAAGCAGCTAAAAAATTGGCCGCCGAACTTGTAGTACTTAAAGACGCTTTACGCGATCAAATGGCTAAAGCGCTCGAGACAGCCAACGGCGTATTAGACGAAGCAATAAAAAAATTCAACGATTACGCTAAATCGGTTTCCGACTCTGTTAAATCGTCTTTTAATTTTGGCAACGCCCAACAGACAGCAGCCGAAAACGTTAAAGCCGTAGCCGACGCATCGGCCGAAGTAGCAAAAGCGCAAAAAGCGGTAGCTAAAGCAATGGCAGGCACCGACCCCGAAGCCTTAACAGAGGCGTACGCCGATTTAGCAGCTGCCAATAAAAAACTAAACGACGCACAGGCCAGCCCACAAACTTTTTTAGACAATCTAAAAGTGCAGGCCAACAAAGTTAAAGACTTTGGGGTGTTAGTTAATCGGCTTTTGGCTGCCGGTCTTTCAGAGTCGGCCCTACAGCAAGTACTAGCCGCAGGCGTAGACGGCGGCACCGCAATAGCTCAAGAACTATTAGGCAGCGCCGGGGCAATTCTCGAGGCCAATACGCTAACCGCAGACGTACAAAGCATCGCCGACACTGTAGGCGCAAACAGCGCAAAACAGTTTTACCAAGCGGGCGTAACCGCAGGCACAAACCTAGTAGCGGGTATACAAGCGGTCGTAGAGACGTACAACATAAAGCTAGGCACCGTTAGCACCGCTGGCGAGGTAGCAGGCCTTACAAGCGGTTTTACTGGCGACTTTAATACCATCATGGGCGGCGGCAGCCTTAACCCGTTAGCCGGTATAAATTTCGGTATGGGTGTTCTTATGGCCGAAGGCGGCGTCGTAACCCGCCCGACGTCAATTATCGCGGGCGAGGCCGGGGCAGAGGCAATCATTCCCCTAGATCGTCTAGGCAGCATGGGCGGCGGGGATATAAATATCACCGTACAAGCTGGCGTAGTTTCATCGCCCGATCAGATAGGCCAACAGCTCATCGAGCTAATCCAAAAGGCCCAACGGCGCAGCGGCACCGTGTTTGCGCCGGCATGACCGTACCAGCTACTACCGTTAGCGTCGGGTTTCCGACTACTACAGGGTTTAGTAACGCCCTACAATTAGACGGGCTAAACGTCGCTGCCAACCAACTAGGCACCGGCAGACTAGGCGGCACAGAGTTTGTAGACCTTACCTACCTTGTTGAGTCTGTAACCATTACGCGCGGGCGCAACCGCCAACTAGACCAATTTAACGCCGGTACCGCGACCGTCGTATTTGACAACTCGAGCCGCATACTAGACCCGCTAAACCAAAGTAGCCCCTACTGGCAAGGCGCGCCTTACGACACAACCGGCGTACTACCGCGCAACCCGATAGTAATTAGCAGCAATGGAATACCCATTTACACCGGGCTAATTACCGATTGGAATTTAGCCTATGACATACAACCAAACGGCGACCGTATGTACGCGCAATGTTCCGACGCTTTTACGGTGCTAGCAAATCAAGCCCTAAACACGGTGACACCAGCGCGCCAGTTGTCTAGCGATCGCGTAAATACCGTCCTTAATTATTCCGAGATTAACTATCAGGGTGCGCGCGCCATAGGCACAGGCTCAAGCTATTTAGGTGCCTACACAATTAGCCAAGACACCGAAGTACTTAACTATCTACAGCAAGTCACCACAAGCGAACAAGGCTATTTATACATGTCGGCTAATGGTGTTTTAACATTTAAGGGCCGTAGCGCAGTCTTAAACCCGGTATCGGGTGCCACGTTTAATACCACCGGCACAGGGCTACCGATGCAGAGTATCGAAAACCAATTCGGCGACGAGCTGCTATACAACTACATAATTACGCAAAGCCCCGCCGGCGCAGTACAAACTACTAGTAGCGCAACGTCTATAGCAGCATTTCAGACACAGCAATACGCGCTAACCAATTTACTAAACGACACCACAACCGAAGTAGCGGCGCTCGGAAACTATCTACTAGGTAAATACAAAGACCCCGTACTACGGTTTACGGGCATTTCAACCGAACTAACCGCATTAAACGCGGCTAATCAAAACATTTGCTTATCGCTCGATCTAACAAGTATTGCTACCGTAGTTATGGCCTACTCAACCGGGACGCCCGCCACAGTTTCGCAAACCCTTATAGTTTCGGGCGTTTCGCATAACATCACCCCACAAAGTCATATTATTTCTTATACTTTTGAGAGTACCGACGGAAACCAATACATGACCTTAAACGACGCAATATTTGGAACGCTCGATAACAACCTTTTAAGTTTCTAGAGGAGACACAAAACATGGCATTAAACACAGATTTTACATCGGGGCAAATCCTGACGGCTGCACAGCAAAACAACTTCCCACGTGGGCTGGTCAGCGTTACAAACAACACAACCCCTTCTGGAATTGTGGCAGTAGAAACGGTTGCTGTGACTTCACCATCGTTTACCGCAGTTGCTAACCGTTACTATCGAATCAGTTATTACGAACCAGTTTTGCAGTATGTTTCCGGCACAGTAAACCAAGTTGCTTTGCGTATTCGTTTAACTAACATCAGTGGCGCAACTCAACAACTAACGGAACTGCGATTATTGAACACCGTAACTGGTGGTAACAACACTGGATTTACCGCCATTGTTAAAACTTTGACTGCTGGATCAACCGTCTTTGTCGCAACTTTTGCGCCCAATGGCGGCGGGTCGATCAACTGTTACCGCGCAGCAGATACAGTGGCGCAACTTGTTATCGAAGACCTCGGTTCAACATGATAAGAAAAACCCTAGTTTTATTGGTGTTTTGTGCGTCATTAACAGCATGTAGCGACCGTGTACGCGTTAATTGCGAACGCGTAAAAAACAAAGCACTAACAGCAGTAACCGAAACAACAAACCAAATAGGCGGTGGCCGTTGTGGCTAAACAAAAATACACAAACGAAGAAATAAAGGCGCGGCTAGTTTTCATGGTCGGGGTCGGTTTAACGTGTTCATTTCTTTTTAGCGTTATGGCAATTCTTTACGGCTTGCTATTTGTAGTGCAGCCTATGGAACAGGCCCCCAATGACTCTGCCGGGTGGTCGGTACTTTCCTCTATGTTGCTTACACTTTCGGGCGGTCTAATTGGCTTGCTAGCTGGTAATGGCCTTAAAGACAAACAACCACCGCCGACACCATGACACGCCCGTATCCGTATTACCCCGCGTACGACGGCGGTAAAGAAACACCCGGCATACGCAAGCTGCTCGAGCTAATGACAAAACGGTACGGCACTAAATCGCTAGGCACCTATGTAGTGCGCAACATGAAAAACGGATCTAACCCCCCGCAATTATCCGTACACGCGACAGGGGCGGCGCTTGACGCCCAATACAAAGACGAAACACAAGCGCGGGCTATATGGGATTGGCTGCTAGGCAGTTCACTTATCGACGGTAAGACGGTGCAACATTCCGAACGGCTCGGTTTAGTTGAGGTTCATTGGTACGCCTACGGCGACTACGGTTGCGGTTGGCGCTGTTCGCGCGGCGAGGGCAAGCGCGGGGTAAAGATTTTTACGGCCACCGACAACGCCGGTAGTTTTTCAGGCTCGCCAAAATGGCACCATATAGAATTGTCTAAAGAAATGGCTGCCGACGCTGCCAAATTTGAGGCGGCTTGGCGCAGTTTGCCTAAGCCGTAAGGGTTTTAAGGCATTGCCCCCACATCGGTAGCCCT